TTTTTATAATTTTTTTTTTTTTAATATTTATAAGATAAAACAAGGGTATAACGGTATAACGGTATAACACCCATCCATAACCAACTCTATAATTGTTGTTATGTCCAATTAAAATTGAATTGAAATTTCTCATTACATATATAGGTCACCAACAACAAAATGATGATTGACACGATTATTGATGCTAAAGAAGTTAAGTTCCAATCGCCCAATTATTACGTATTCATGAACAATATTATTCATAGTCATGACTCGGATGAAGAGGCAAGAACTGCACTGTGTGAGCAGTATCCTGAACTGGCTGAGATGGTTGATGATAAGGAGTGGGAGAAGTTGTGCGCTCTGTATGTGTTGTATCGCAAGGTGTACATTGTGATGTTTCAGCTGTATTGGAGAAGGAAGTCAAATGGCTTTCGGCTGAACTAAATGTTGTTAGGTACAATTAAAATTGAATTCTAAATGAATTCTTTTTTAATCAATATTGAGAGATTATAATAATGTCATTCTTCACAGAACAGGAGATTGAAAAATTCCGTGCTATGACACAGCAAGAGGTAGAAGATTATGCGTGGCGCTTCCTATTTAATAGAAATATGGTAGAATTATTAAGTTTAAAAGACCTTAGCAATTTACTTTATAAAGAAAATAGTGCGTATAATGGAGGAACTAAGCGATACATACCAAAAGCAAATTGGGACTGGGTTTGGGAGGATAAATTTCTATATAATATGAGAAAATTGGGTGATAAATCTAAATGTGAGGAAGATGAAGAACACGATACTATATGTGAGGAATGTCAACAGCCAACAGTTGATGAAGATGATAGACTATGTCATAAATGTTATCATAAGACCTGTGCTGAAGGTGATTGTTGGTGTAATTGTTATTGTGATGACTAAATTGTTGTTAGGTTGAAATAAAATTGAATTCTTTTTTTTCAATACTTGAGAGATTATTGATACAAAATGGCTAAACTTGTTCGTGCTAAATACTCTGCTTATACCTCCTTCAAAATCCCGAAAGGTATTGATTTAGAAGATAAGACGCAAGTCAAATATTGGGGAACTAAATATGCTACTTTGTATATTGTTTTTGTTGATGAAACAAGAGAGGAAATGCATATTGAAGCAGAATATGAACCAGAACTTGATTGTAAATATGCTGATGAAGAGTGGATTGCAAAAGCATGTGAGTATGGATATACTGATTCTGAGGATGATGAAGAGGATGAGGAAGAGGAAGAGGAAGAGGAAGAGGAAGAGGAAGAGGAAGCGGAAGAGGAAGACCAAGATGATTTTACTAATAGAATGTGCGAAAATGGTAAATGTAAGAAGGAGTTTGATTTAACTGAACCACATTATTATGATGAAGAAGAAGGAGTTTGTTATTGTTGTAAGGAATGTTTTGAGGATGAGGAAGAGGAAGCTCCAACAGCTAAAAGTATTGTTGCATCTATCATAGCTAATGTAGTGCCTACCTAAATGTTGTTAGGTCTAATTAAAATTGAATTCTTTTTTTTCAATACTTGAGAGATTAGCAATACAAATATATAAGAAAGCAAAATGCAATTTGAAATGCAAATTAAAACTGACACCGTTTTTCAAACTCTTGAGTTTAATATTGATATAAATTACTTGGAAGAGCGAATTGAGGGTACAAAAACTCATCCATTAGGAGATGACCCTTTGATGAAAACCATGTTAGAAATATATAAATTAGAACTATTTATTGTGAAAAGGCTAACAAGTAATCCTGCTTCTAATGTTGCATTAGTACCAGCATTAAGAGGTAAACTAAATGAGCGAGCTGGTAAGTTTTTAGAAGCTGTTGAAGAAAGTCTTGAAGCAAATACAATGGATGAGGGCATTTATTTGAGTATGTCTAATATTGTTAAATCTGTGCATGAAAACTGCTCACAACTTTTAGATATATTAGAGCTTGGTTTTGTTATTAAGTGTAAAACATTTAATAACTAAATGTTGTTAGGTCTAAATAAAATTGAATTCTTTTTTTTTCAAATTGAATTTTAATTATTGAGAGATTAAATGGCTACTCTATACTTTTATAAAGGCACTCCTTTTGGTCAGTGGGAGAAGACGCTTAGTTATGAAAATGCTATGATAGGAGGCAAGGAACAAATAGCATTGGGATTGCGTAGGTCTGGACTATCATTGGAGCAACAAGCAACAGAATATTTGCAACAATTAGATATTATAGAGGATAGTTTTGTCAAATATGCTAAAGGTGGAGAAATAACTAGAAAAGTGATAGAAAAAGTAGCAAAAGCTATGGATTTGAGCATTGATAAATTGTATGCTATGTGGTGTATAAATATTTGTAGTTTGTTGATTATGAAGAAGCTAGAGAATGATAACATGAATGGTATTATGACAATAAGCAAATAATTGTTGTTAGGTCTAATTAAAATTGATTTCTTTTTTTTCAAATATTGAGAGATTATTGAGAAACTAATATGACTACTGACTATGCGCCATTCGCAGCTATGTACACTATTGTATATGATGAAGACTGTGATCACTTTCTTATTGAATATGATGACGAAAAAGAATTAACTTACATGGAAGATGAGGAAGAAGGTCGTCAGGTTAATATGGATTATGACTGTTGTAATCGTCCAGCTAAAAGCAGAAAATTAAATATGATGTGGATTGATGACATCAAAAAACATTACAACTGGAAACCAGGAGAAATCTTGACCTTTTGTATTAGACAGAATACTAGTAATTGTTTTTATGTAAGTGGTACTTGGAGTACTGATGATGATGGAAGCAGATCAGAGTGCAACACAAAGTTTTATGACATTGGTATTGATGAAGATGGATTTGTTGTTAGACGCTATTTTCAGTATTATAAATTTGGAGCAACAGCTCTTATTCCAAACATGGCTTACTATGTTAGAGCCGATTGTGTGTACAACGATTCGCTTGTTATTTGCTCGTTGCTCAAGACATTAGAAGTTAATGAGTGAAACTAATAAAAAGAGCATAAAATAGGGCTTTAGATTATTTTTTTTCAATAATCTAATAAAAATCTAATAAAATATATTATAAATACATTATATAGAGTATAAATTTATAAATTTTTATTTAAATTAATATAAATATAATATAAAATGTTATATTTTATTAGATTATTATAAGTAATAATCTTGTTTTTTGACTACTAAAGCGTTATATTTAGAAACTAATTTAAAAAAATAATATAATTTATTATATATATAATGGATTTTACTATTCCTAAACACATTGACTTTGAGGCTCTTGATGAACGCATAAAAACTCCTATGACTGATGGAGATTTGGAAAGATACTTCGGCTCTGGAATTGAGAGCGAAGTCATGACTTATGCACAGTTAGCTAACTATAGGACTATTGATGAGTTACTACCTAATCCTTTTGACTTTCGTATTATTCTTGTAGAACAAATGAAGAATAAAGGGCATTGGGTTCTCATTCTAAAATATAATGGTATTATTGAAGATTTTGATAGCTATGGAAAAGGTATAGAACCGCAAAGAAATTTTATTGCTGCTGGAATGAATAAACTACTTGGACAAGAAAGGAACCATTTAAAACATTTAGTTGCACGATCTCCATATAAATATGTTGTTAATAAGCACGGGTTTCAAAGTACTAAGCCAGATGTTAATACATGCGGTAGGTGGTGTTGTTTACGAATTATTATGGCGAAAGAAATGAAGATGGACTTACCTGAATTTACTGAAATGGTTAAAAAAGCCAGTCGTGATATGAGGTTAATACCTGATGCTGTTGTTAGTCTGTGGATTAAGTAGTTAAATTCTGGATGGATGTTATACCGTTATACCGTTATACCCTTATTTTATCTTATAAAATAAAATAAAATAAAAATATAAAATAAAATAAAAAAAATTCTTTTATAGGAGAGAGTAAAAATAAGGGTATAAGGTATAACGCCATAACACCCACCACCCTATTAACTGCTTAGGTCATTAAATGAGCAAAACGGTCTGCTTTAGCACCGCCCGAAACACCACCACCAGAGCGAACACCCATACCTTTCATCTTCTTATAGTCTTTTACAACAGACATTTCTTTCGCAGACGAGTTAGGCACCATCTGTCCACCAGCAAGACGCTCATACTGGACAGCATTGATTGGGTCTTCAGCACCATCTTTTTTCGCATCAAGAACCATTGCCTTTGTTAGTAGTCCAGTAAAAATATTTGACGAACCAGCAATGGTTGTAAATATTCCTGAGTTAACCGCAATAACAATAAGCTCAACTGGAACAGCGGCGGATGAAACATGGTAGTTAGAGCAATTAAGACGGAACTGGAAATTGAAGCTGCCTAATGAGCCACTGCTTAAGTAGTCAGGTAATGAGAGATCTTTCGCAGGATTTAGCACAAGAACCGAACCAACCGAAGGGTATTCTTTTGGTAATGCAGGAACCTCAACACAAGCTGTTAATGTATTAACAGCAGGGAAAGTAGTAGTTGCTGAACCAACAATACTAAATCCACTATTATGAGCTGCTGTATAAACACCATTCCAAGCAGTAAA